ATAGATTGGCGGACATGTGGCGGTGGCCTATCCGCCAATCCGCCACACCCTTTAGGGTGGCGGATAGAGGCGGACGTTGGCGGATAAGGGCCAAAAAACTTCACAAGACGGCAGGCAACTTTTGCCACGAAAAGGCAGCCGTGAATATCACAATGATGTAGAGGGGAACCATGTGGAATTTCATAATGCGCAAAACGTTACTGTGACGCTAGGCGCCTCGAAAGGGCGATCGTGGTGTCTCGAGTTGCCTTGGCCAGCCAAGGAGCTCAGTCCAAATTTCCGTGGCCACTGGTCCACGGTGGCGAAGGTCAAGAAGGCCTACCGCCTCAAGTGCTCACAGCTTGGCTTGGCCAGCGGGCTGAATCTCGCGCCCAAGGATCCGACCTCGGTCAATGTGCACCTCAAGTTCTGCCAGCCCGATCGTCGCGGCAGGGACTGGGACAACATGCTCGCGTCGATGAAGTCCGGCCTCGACGGCTTGGCCGATGCAATGGGTGTGGACGATCGCAAGTGGCGCGTGGCCTTTGATGTGGCCGACGACCCGGTCAAGCACGGCATGGTGCTGGTGACGGTGGAGGTGGCGTCATGACTCACGAAGACATCATCAAGATGGCAAAGCAGCGCAAGGTGCGCCTCGTTGTCTACGACGGGCACGTGCGCAGCGCGACGGATGGCCAGCTCCACTACATCGGGCCAATGACGCTGCTTGACCTTTACGGCATACCGCCAAGCGTGCCATTCGTTAAATACCCATCACGCAGAGATGAGTTCTTTGGGTGGTGTGATCAGCCAAACGACATTCGCCTGTATCCGATGCGCAATGGAAATTACAGCCTTGAAGGTGCGGCAACTCGAGCAGGGGTGCAGCAATGACATACGAAGAGGCAAAGAACCTCAAGAGGTTCAAGAGCTACTGCACCTGCGGCGGGTATGCGGCAAGCATGAACGGAAGGGATCGGCGCCACCCGCACTTGAGCTACTGCCCGCAGCGCGAAGAGTTCGAGGAGTGAAAAGCTGCGATTGAAGCGGGAGAGAAACAATGCTGACCGTCGCCATCATCATGTACCTGTTCGACGAGGCGTGGCTCGATGACTGAAGACGCACGCTCACTACTCACATTGCTCGGTCTGATCTTTGGCTCTGTCGCTGTGGCTTTGCTTGTGGTCGCCGGATATTTTTTCTATTGCTTCAAAGGAGACCGCCGTGAATGAATGCAAACACAACTGGGTGGAGAGCAACTTCGCAAAGAAGTACCGCAAACCCAACGAATACATGTACCACTGCACACGCTGCCAGCAGTGCCGCTTTGCAGTGTTGATCGGGACGTCTGCATGACCTACGGCTGCCACAACAGAGCCGAATACCGAGCAGGCTACAAGGTGCAAGACGGGCACTTCGCTGCGGGGCGTGAGCGCATCGACAGGATGGACTGGGTACCGCATCGCTTGACACGCGACTGCCAGTACACGATCACAGAACTAGGACGCGTCGACCCCAAGTGTGTTGGCTGCAAGTGGAGGGTCGCGCAGTGATTCGATTAGAACCAGAGTGGGTGGGCGAGCTCGTGGGCATGTGCTCCAAGGATGATTGGTCCGACACGACTTCCCCGCTCGACTACCCGACCGTCAGCCCGATGTTCAAGAAGCTCATCCCCAACATGGCCGAGACCGACGATGTCACGGGCTACAGCAGCGCCGAGCTGTCGGCCTGCAAGGCTGGGCTTGAGTGGCTGAGCAAGAACCACCCCGAGGAGTACCGCGCACTGGCATGGGAGTTCCAGCCATGGAAGCGCAAGGTCATCGACAAGCACGAAGACCACCACGCGCTGGTGATGTACGCCGGCAGATTGCTGGCGAAATTCATCGACGCTTGTTGTGGGTAAAACTTCACAATGGTGATATACTGACCCGAATGCGATTTTGCATTGCTTCATGGAGACCGACATGACAACACGCCAACAGGCCGAGCCATCCGTGGCTACCCAGCGCGTCGTAGCCGCTGGCACGACGACAGGCAGCTACAAACCAACATGGGCGCCACTGCGACCCGGTGCCGATCAGCACGAGCAGATCCCATCATTGCGCGCTGGAAAGCGCCAGTACCGCGACGGACGCAGGGAGGCGGCATGACCAAGATAACCCCATGCGATATTGGTCCAAAGCACAAGTGGGCTTGGATTAAGAACGTCGCAAACCAGAGCATTACCTACTCCTCTCGCGGCACTTCGATGCGCATGTCATTGCGCGGTTTGTACAAGTGCGAATGCGGTACCAGAAAATATGGCCAGCCAAATCACGACGGCCCAGACCTTCGTCAGTTGGTGGACGGGGAGGCCGCATGAACACCGAACAAATCCCAGAGATCGTTGACTTGGTCGAGAAGATCGAGGGAAGACTCCTCAAAGAGGTGGCCAACCTGATTGACGCGCGCGACGTTCCATTTGTTATCGCTGTGTACACCTCGGCGCTTAGTCGAGTGCTCGGTGCAATCGTTGCGTTGAGCAAAGATAAGGGTCTTCGCGATGCATCGCACGAGGCCATCAACGTGATGATCGGCATCGCAATAAAAAATGCGAATGCAACCTACGCCGCAGACGAGGCCATCGAGAAGGCGAGCACCAAATGAATGCTTGGCCATTCCCCACAACACCGAACCCGCTGGACCGCCGTGACGGCGTGCAGCCTCGATACAACCCAGCCAACGACGAGGACGCGCCGCTATGAGATTCAATGAAAACTACATCGCGGTCGGCGTCACTGCGAACGACGAGGGCACGAAGCAGGGCGTTGTCGTTCACTGCGGCGGCCTTGGCAAGTTCACGATGGACGAGCACATGGCGCGCAAGGTTGCCGACGACATCCTGCGCAATGCCAACTACCTATGGCCAGACCAATCTGACGCTGACCTCATGCGTGAGTTTCTGGAGCGACGCTCGAAGGGCGCTGCATGAAACCCCAACCGCTTGGCGATCGCCTGCGCAAGCTGCTGCTGGATAACCCGCTCGGGTTATCTGTGCCGCAGATGTCAAAGCTCGACGGCACGCCGATGGACACCATCATGGGTGCGCTGTATCGCGGCTATGGCTTCTACATCGGTGGCTGGCAGAAGGCCGACACCGGCAAGTACCGCGCACTCTGGTGCGTGGTGCGCGTGCCCATGAATGCACCTCGACCCGTCGAGTACGCCGAGTGCCTCGACACCAAAGAGGCAATCAAGCAACGCAAGATGGCTGAGTTCAGGGTGCGCCAGCACGAGCAGCGTGAGCTGCGCAAGAAGGCCAACGAGCAGTTCAGGGCGCAGCGCGAGGTCGAGAAGCTGGCGGCCAAGCAGCGCAAAACCGAAGCAAAGCTGCTGCGTCAGAAGATGAAAGAAGAAGAGCGCGCCGCACGCAAAGCCAAGGCCGCCGTGGTTGCGTGGCAGCCACCGATAGAAGACGACGGCGATACAACGACAATCAGAACGCGGTGGGTGACGCCACCGCCATGGATGCAAGGAGCGAGAACATGAGCATTGAAGCAATGAAACAATGGCGTGAGGCGCTTCGAAAAGCGCGTCGAAAAATCCTAACGACTGAAGAATGTCATGCTGCGATCACCTCCATTGACCAAGCCATCGCAGAGGCAGAGAAAGCAAGGTGCGATGGTGGAACTTGTGGTCTTGGTGGGTATTGCGATGACTGCCCGAAGCAACAGCCTGTGCGGTTAAAGCCTTGTGCGTATGAAAGCAATGAAAAAAAGATGTGCCGTAAATGCGGTCAAGTTCACGCAGAAGCGATTTGGGACACCCACCCACAACCACTGCGCGAGCCACTGACGGACGAGCAGAGAGACGCAGCACGCTATCGCTGGCTGTTCAACGATGTTGATCTGGCCGAAATCAAAGATGCGTTTGACAATCAAAAAGCGCCACCAGCCGGTTTGCATAGCGCAGTTATTGAGCAAATCGTTGGCTTTTACTCTGACAAGGCGAGTGTTGACATGATGATCGACTCTGCCATCAAAGCCGCCCACGGCATTAAGGGGGAGGCATGATCGCCCACCTATCGAATGGAACAGCACGGACGATCCGGCCCGGTGGGAACACGATGGGGCTTCATGTGGTGCGCTGGGAGCTAGACTTTGCCGACATCAAGTGGCTCATACAGAACCCCGAGGCACTTGGTATTTTGCACACCCGGATGCCTCCACCGGAGGAGCGGGCTGGGCCAAGCTGGGGAGACGCCGCATGATCGCCCTCGGATGGCGCAAGCGCAAACCAAAACGCAACAACGAACCAATCAAGGAAAAGCAATGAGTGACGGCGGTAAAGGCGACACGCAGCGCCCAACAAATCACAATGCATATACCGAGGCGCACGAGCGCATCTTCGGCAAGCGCCCGCCGTGGTATGTGCAACGCGATAATCGCGATCAAAGCAAGCAGCAAGAGCAGCAAAAGAAGGAGCCATCATGACCACACCAGCACGCACCGTATTCGAGAAGCTCTACGCTGGGATGGGGCTGACGGCCAACGACGCAGCTTGGCTCGTGTTCTTGTCTGGCTGGAACGGCGCACTCGAGCGAGCGGCATCGCAGATGCAGGACAACTTCACCACACCGTTTGGCGAGGACACAGTCGACAGCTTCGCCGTATTCGTGCGGGATCAGCGCGAATGATCGACAAGCTCAACCCCAAGGAGCTCACCACCAAGAAGGGCTTCCGCTCGCGCAAAGAAGACGCCATGACTGGCGCCGATCGACAGCGCAAGTGGCGGCTCAAGAACGGTGGCCGCAGCGTGAGCTACTACGCTTCGCCGGCGGTGGGTGCATCGATGATCTACCTCAAGAAAGAGTGGGGCATGGAGACCAATCAGCAGGTGATCGATGCCGCGCTACGGTTTCTGACGCTATGCACGCGCCAAGGTTTGCAGCGTTTGCCGCAGTCAATCGATGATTGACGAAAGGTATCACAATGGTTTATAGTCCGCCTCGGATAACTCCGCCCATTCGACCCGCCTCTTGGCGGGTTTTTTGTTTTACGAGCCCCTGCCAACTGCGTCAATTGAATCGTCTCCCAAGAGGCAAAGAAGGCAAGGGGTTCACCCTTTGGAGATCGCCATGTACGGCAAAGGAATCATCGGCAGAGCCAAGTCGCAAGGCTTGTACGCCAACATCCACGCCAAGCGCGAGCGTATCGCCGAAGGGTCCGGTGAGCGCATGCGTTCGCCCGGTGACAATGGTGCGCCGAGCGAGAAGGCTTTCAAGGACTCGGCCAAGACGGCCAAGAAGTGAGGCGACCATGGGCATCATCTATCGCGGCATGCAGTTCGGCGGATACAACCAGCCAAAGCGCACACCAAGCCACCCCAGCAAATCGCACGTGGTGTTGGCCAAGTCCGGCGATAAGGTCAAACTGATTCGCTTTGGCCAGCAAGGTGTGAGCGGATCGCCCGATGGATCGAAGCGCAATGAGGCATTCAAGGCCCGTCATGCGAAGAACATAGCCAAGGGCAAGATGAGTGCGGCCTTTTGGGCTGATAGGACGAAGTGGTGAAATCAAGCAGCAAATCAAAAACACCCGGCAAGGCACTGCACAAAGTGCCAGAGCGCACGGCTGCCGAGCAGCTCCGCGCCGATGTGCTGGCCGTCGCCGATACGGTCTTCGACCGCTATGTTTGGGGCGAGTCGTTCCAAGCGATCGCCGACAGTTTGCCGTTTGAGATCCAAGGCTGGAAGCTGCGTCAGATCCTGATGGACAGCAAGGAAACCAGCGAGCGCTATGCCACGGCCGGCATCGAGCGGGCCCACAACTTGGTCGACGCTGCGCTCGACTATGGCCGCCGTGCAGCAGCCATTGGCGACGCGTCTGGCTTCAAGGTCGCGATCGACACCAACCTCAAAGTCGCCGCCAAGCTCAACGCTTCGGACTATGGCGACAAATCCAAGGTCGAACTCACAGGCGCCGGTGGCGGCCCCGTGAAGCTGTTGGCCATGACCGATGAGGAGCTGATGAAGATCGCAGCTCAAGGTCTCAAAGAGGAGCTCAAGAAGTGACGGTCGATCCGGCAGCTGCAGCCAACGAGCTTCTGGCGCGCCGCAAGGCACGCGAGTCGTTTACGCATTACTGCGCCTATCGACTGCCAGAAGACATGCACATGGCCCCGCACCATGTGATGCTGACCGAGGCCTTACGCGAGATCGAATCCGGCGAGAACGATCGCCTGTTGGTGATGATGCCACCCGGCTCTGCCAAGTCCACCTACGGCTCGGTCTACTTTCCCGAGTACTTTGTTGGCCGCAACCCGCAGCTATCCGTCATCGCTGCATCGCACACCGCTGAGCTGGCCGAACGCTTCGGCCGCCGCGTGCGCAATGGCGTCGACGATGTCTCATTCAAAAACCTATTCAACGTCACGCTCGCCCCAGACAGCACGGCCGCCGGCCGCTGGGGTACCAACTTCGGTGGCGAGTACACCGCCGTCGGTGTTGGCGGATCCGTGACCGGACGACGCGGTGACTTGATCATCGTCGACGACCCCGTCAGAAGCCGCGAGGACGCCGATAGCGAGCGCGTTCGCGAGAAGACATGGGAC